TTCTTTCTTCTGAATCTATATGTTGGCATTATTCCATCTCCATCATCGGTGCTGTAATAACACCTTCTTCTGCTTTTTTCATTTCTTTATCTTTTTTTCCACCCATATATCCTAAACTTTTAAGATATTCTGCTGTTTCTCTTCCTCGTCTAGTGCCTTCATCTTCTTTAGGTTTATCTGGATAATAAGGAAACTCTTTACGGTGTTCTATATATGCTTCATTTCTTGCAAATGGATTTTCTTCTTTATCTTTTGGAATCACAGTTCCACATTTCGGGCATTTTACTATCATATTTGTGTCCTTGATTATGTTATATGTCTTGTTAAACCATTGTTGAAAGTTACCCATTTAATTAATCATTCTCTTATCTGGTATTTTTTTCATCAGTTCAATTAACTTATCTTTCCACATCGCTTTCCATAATACATCTGAAGTTTTTTCAATTTGCATCCATAAACTCTTAACCCTTCGCCAAAATAACTTTTCATTATCATCATTATAATTCATAAACACCTCGTATATTTTTTCTGATTACTTCTTTAACTAAATCTGTATAATTTTCTTTACTTGCATATTTGGTTAATGTATCTGCCATTTCAAAAACAGTACCACCTTCTTTTCTTACTTCTCTAAATTCTTCATAAGCATAAACTTCATTTATTATATCAATATAAGCAGCAACACTTTGACATTTTGTTTCATATACTCTAACACCCCAACCAGGCCATTTTGTCCACGGTATAGGCAGTAAATATGGGTCGTTTTTATTCCAAGTTCTGATACCAAATAGATTGTTTGCTTCATTAGCAAATCTACTTTCACCCCAACCTGTTTCTAATGCCGCTTGAGCAATAATTAATTCTCTTGGTATTTGTTTTTCTTCTGGTATATATTGATACAAATAAGTAATACAATGATTCAAAGAATAAACAAACTCATCTTTTGTATCTGTATAAACGATAGGTGTAATTTCTATATCTTCAACAATTTCATCTATAGATTCTATTACTTCATCCAAATCAGGTGGTATAGTTAGTTCATCCACACCAAATTGATTTTGATTTTCATGCCAAGAAGGACAACCATCATCCGTGCAAGGTGCCTCCCTATTACAAGCATATAACATAATTCCTGCAATAACTAAAATTGACCAAAAATATGTATGTGTAAATACTGTGTAAGTTTTGTGTAAGAATTTTAACATAGTAATTTCTTCAATTCTCGTTTTGTTTTCCAAGGTGTGCAAGTGAACCATCTAAACTCTGGTTCGGGTGTTGCAGGACCTTCCATTTCTAATTCATTTGTTGATAATGCTTTAATCTTTCCCTTTAACATTAGTTCAAGAGCGGCATTATATTCCTTACATTGTTTGTAAGGAACATCTTTAACTTTTCTTCTAGGTGTTTCATAAACACTTTTACGGCTGTCTATGATACCTTGTATAATCTTTTTATGGAATCTATTCAACTTCATCACACTTAAACTCCAATCCCGATAAACGACCTATATACGGTTGTCTTACATCCGTTCTATGAAGTTCTAAAGTTACGGTTGTATTTTCCAATACAACTCTCATATGTTTATCCGATTTGGATAAAACTTCTGCTTTTGTTGCAACTGGAATATCTCCTGCCGCATTATTCGTTGATTTAATCATAACTTCTTTCATTAATATCTCACTTTCAAATCTAATCCCATTCTTTCAAATTTACTTTTCCATTTATAAAAATGTGAATTATGGTTACCACTATTATTCTTTTGATGTGTAATCTGATAATGGTGCACCATTTCGTGTCCTAAAATATCTAAAAATTGTTTCATATTTTTAAACTTTGGTTTAAATGTCATTTGTGCAACATCTGTCTTTTCATCATATTCATAATAAGCAAGAGCATCCCTAATTCGTCTAATACTAAACTTATCTATCGGTGATAGTTTACCGTTAAAAATTGCATAGTTTAAAATGTTAAAAAACATCTCCGTATTGGATTTGTTAGGTTTATAAGGTTTCTTATAATCTACATCCCTTAAAATTGTTGCTAACTTCTTATATCGTGCCATATTCTCCCACCGTTATTGTTATCTGTTTTGACTAATTAAATAAACTCCTGCAACTATACAAAATAGTATAACTGCTAAACATAATAAAATATCCATTATTTTAACTCTCCTATTCCAATAGTATTATCATCTATCATTTGTTGTGTTGGTCCGCTAGGTTTATAATATTCTGAAATAACCTTTTGGTCATTTGTTACTTTAACACCAACAGGTTCTTTTGATTTTAACAATCTAGTACCTGTTAGTTTTGCTTTAATATATTCTGAATTGCAATCAAAAAAGTATGGTAAATTTTCTTCACTAATTACTGATATAGGACCAATTTTCTTTTGGAATTCATCATTCATAAATCCCCAATATTGATATGCTAAATCGTCAGTTTCAAACCAAGTAAGTCCTTGTATTTCAATAATTTTTGGGTCTTTACCCACTTGCATAATGCAATAATGATATGGTCTAGTTTTCATATAGTAGTCCTATCTCCTAAAACATCATCAATATCTGATCCGTCTGGTAAAACACCGTGAACACTACGAGCTGAGCGTAAACCGTTGTTTAAAGTATCGTGACCTTCCCTTATATGGGCAACTTGGTCGTGTAAATTCATAGAACCACCGTGTGATTCGCTGTGCATATAATCTAATTCTGATAAAATATTCAGATTTCGATTTATTTGATTATTCAAATTTTGCATATTTACAATTACTTGAGCAATCATTTGGTCATTTCTTAACATAATATAGTCTCCATTTCTATTTATATACTGCTATTATAACAAATTCGGGTCGACTTTGCAAGCACTAAATTCCCCGGTTTTCTGCGATTTTCTGGATTAATTCAAATAAAAAACCCCTATAATTCAATGACTTAAATCATTAAAAAATGGGGGTTTTCTGCGATTTTTAAGGGTTTATATGTTTGCAGTAGATGTTCCACTAGGGGCTTTTTTCATAAAATCATCATTCCAATTGAATGCCTCTTTTACTAGATTCGCCGTAAATCCTTTATATTCATTATTGACTTTTTTGTCTTTAACTATAAGTAAGAATGCCGCTTCTTCTGCACTCAATCCTTCCAATAATTGAATAAAAAGCATTTCTCTTTTTGTTTGTGAAATAGTACTATCTCCACCTTCGGTATATAAATACAACCTTTTTGCCTCTTGTGATAAAAGAGTATGTTCTGTTCCTAATGGTGCTTCATTTACTTTATATGGAACATCACCTGGTGGTAATGCCCACTTAATTTTATCATCAAATGCTGCTCTGCAAATTTGCCGTAATGATTGAGTATCATTTTCTCGTAATACTCTTAATTTTCTTGGCTTGTCTTTTGCATTATTTACTCTTGTTGCGATTTCACTAAACAATGTAAAACCACTTTTGCCTGAATCGGCAAGAGCTGCCATTCCTTGTGCGGATGATAATGCTGGATGTCTTGATGGTGCTTTTGTTTGCGATTCTTGTGCAATAGTACCATCTGGATTTCGTCTTATTATAACCATTATTTTATCTCCTTAACAGTTCTTTCAAGGTTAAAATTCATCTATAACCTCAATTAAAGTTTTAAGTTTTCTTGATATAAAATAGTTCAGTATTTTATCTCTGGTTGCTACTTTAATATTATCAAACTCACTTTTTATTTTTTCCTCTAATTCTTGAGGAATATAAGTTAAATCTATCAGTTTTCTATTTCTGTCATAATTCTTTTGTTCTTCATCATTTAATGCAGTATATAAAAAACCTGCACAGATTAACTCACTTATTTTCTTTTTACTTAATGGGCGTTGCCTTCTGCCCTCAATAAATACATTATCATCAGATAGAATATTTGGAACACCATCACTTCTATCTCCTTTAAGTATATGTTCTTTAATATATATACCTGGTGTTTCGTCTTTGCCTACATATTTATTCAATATAGGATTGTATTGTTTAACCCATTCATTATGTAATTGTATAAAATCTTTATCTCCTGATACAATTAAAATCTTTTTAGCATGATTAGGACCTACAATTCTTTCCATTCTTCTAGTTAAAACAGCAATAATATCATCAGCTTCTGCTGTTTCTACTTCTATAAGTTTATAAGGCATAAACTCTATCAATTCAGATTTAATGCGATTTATAACATCAAATATCGTTTCCCAATCGTGTCCTGATTGTTCTCTATTCTTTTTTCTGTTTGCTTTGTAATTTGGAAATATTTGTTTTCGCCAGGAATGTTTGCCATCTGAAGCAATAACTAGTTCACCGTAATCTTTTCTGAATTTTTTATTGATACCACGGAGA